AAGCTGAACGACGCCATCACGACCGGCGCGCAGTCGTATCAACCCGGCCTCGAGCGCGCGATCGCCGCGAATCCTTCGGCGGGCGTGTTCGCGAAACGCTCCTTTGATCAGGCATGGGGCGCGAACTTCGATCCGCGCATCTACCAGATGTACAACGCGGCGAAGGCTGGCGACACCGCAGAGGTGAACTCGATCGTCAACGGCCTCGGCGGAAAGAACTCGGCGCAGTTCAAAGCGCTGATGCAGAAGGCCTCTAACCTCGAGCGATTGAGCAATACCGGAGGCCTAGAGTAATGGAGGACCTCCTCTCCACGCTCTCGCAAGCGACGGGCGCGCCGATGCCTGCGCAGCCCGCGCAACAGGGCGCTGCGGCTCCCGGCCAGATGACGCCCGCGCAAGCCATCGCGCAGCTCGAAACCGGCGGCGCGCCGGCGACGTCTACCGTATCGAATCCCGCATCGAGTGCGCAGGGACGTATGCAAGTGCTCGGCGGCACGAACTCCGACCCTGGCTTCGGCGTGCGGCCCGGGAATGGCACTCCGGCCGACCGTGCGCGCGTCGGCGAGGATTACTTGAATGCCATGACGCAGCGCTATGGCAATCCCTCGATGGGCGCGCTTGCGTACACGTGGGGGCCCGGCAACGTCGACAAATGGCTCGCGAGCGGCGCCGATCCGTCGAAGGTCCCAGCCGACAAGATGCAATACGTGCAGCGCTTCGTGCAGATGACGGGCGGCGGCGCAAGCGCAAACCCTGCGCCGACGACACCGGGCCAGTCATATTCCGGGCAGCAGCCGAGCGGCTATACCGGGCCGACGTCGGACCTGATGAGCACGCTTCAGGGGGCAATGTCGGGCGAGCAGCAGCCGGCGAAAGCTGCGGCGCCCGCACCGCAAGGCCAAGGCATGCCGACGGCACCCATGCATCCCGTCACGGCCGCACAGAACAACTCGTCGTGGTCGGACGCCGCCATGAAGGCTGTCGGGAATGCCGCCGAAAGCGCAATCGGCATTGCCGGCGCCGGCGCGCGCTTGATCGGTGCGAACGACTTCGCCGACAAGGCGCAGGCCGCCCGCCAGCAGATTGAACAGCAGATGGCGGCCGGCACGAACAACAGCATCGCCGGTAAGGTCGCTGGCGTCGTCGGCGGCGCATTGCCCTATTCGACGCTCGGTGGTGCGACGCTACCCGGCGCGATGGCCGGCGGCGCGGCGGCAGGCGCCATTCCAGCCATCGCCGACAATCGTTCGGGCGCAGAGACGGTGCAAAGCGCAGCAATGGGTGCCGGCCTCGGTCTGGGTGCCGGACTGATCGGAAAGGCGGTCGGCGCGTTGGTGCCAGCGATGCGCCACATGTTCGGGTTTTCGGATGCTGCGGATACTTCTGCGGCTGGTGCAGCAGGTACACCGGGTGCGCAGGGTGCGCCTGCTGCAGCGGGGCGGGGCAGTGCTGGCGCCGCAGGCACGCCATTTTCCACGCAGGCCGCTGCCGAGGGCGTTCCAGATGCACTCGTCCAGAAGATCGCCTCGGCGGAAAAGAGCGGGGCGATCAATCCGACCGCCGCCGCGCGCCATATCGAAGCGGGCTCACTTCCTGTTCCCGTTGAACTGACCGCTGGTCAGGCGAGCGGCGATATCCAGAAGCTTTCCGAGGAGATGAACTCGCGGGGCAAATATCCCGAACTCGCGAATCGCTTCAATGCCCAGAACGGACAGATCGCTGACAACCTCACAGCGATCCGCGATCACGTTTCCCCGGACGTGAATGTGCCATCCGGCGCGCCGACCGGACAGGCTCTGGTCGACGCGTACAAGCAGATGGATGCACCGATCACACAGCAGATTTCCGAACTATATGCGAAGGCCCGCGGCGCAGATGGCGCCCCGGCATTGGTCGATGCGAAACCCCAGATGCAGGAATTCGCATCCCAGATCGGCCCGACCCGATTCAATGCATTGCCCGCGAACGTGCAGTAGATTTTCCGTGACGCCACGGCCAATCAGGTGTCGCTGCCCGCCGGGTTCGAGGTGAACGGTTCATCGATGCGCCCGATGAATGTCGGCGACCTGATGGACATCGACAAGACACTTTCCGGCGCGATGCGAAGCGCGACGGACGGCACTGTACGGCACGACATCGGCGCGCTCCGGGACAGCATTGTGGGTTCGCAGCTCGATCCTTCGGCGGCCGGCGCGGATGCATTTGCGGCGTACAAGACCGCACAGGCGAGCGCGCGCGCGCGATTCCAGGCGATGGATGCCGATCCTGCATACAAGGCTGCCGTCAACGACATCACGCCCGCTGGCGAGCCGTCTCCGCTCGCCGACGACTTCGTGCGCAAGTACATCGCCGGCGGCAAGACGGCGAACGTGCAAAACATGATGAAGAACCTGTCGAACGATCCGGTCAACGCGCAACTCGTGGCATCCGGGTTGATGGACCACATTCGCGCGCAGGCCGGCATCGATCTTCGGACTGGCACAGGAAACATCAGCCAAGCGGGCCTGAATAAGGCCCTCCAGAACCTCGGCGAGAAGACGCAGATCGTCTTGGGCCCTGAGGCATCGCAGACCGTTGAAAAGCTCGGCAACGTAGCGCGCTACACGCAGCAACAGCCGCGCGGCAGCTATGTGAACAACAGCAACACCTTCGTTGCGCACGCAGCCAACGTAGCAAAGTCCACCATCGAACGTGGCGCGAATGCCATGGTTCCAGGCGCACAGCTTGGATCGTGGGCTCGTGAAACTCTCGCGAATCGAGCGAATGCTCGGGAAGTGGCGCGCGCGCTTGAGCCGGCCGCAGGGCTGAAGGGCATTCCATTGAAGGACTTGATGCGAAACGGCAAGGGAGCACCGTAAATGGGTACGAACGTCTTTCTCGCGCCTTCGCCGATCCTGCAGTTCCTGAACAATGCCGGGCAGCCAAACGCCGGCGGCAGCGTTCTGACGCAGGTCGGGGGTGTCGACTATCCCACGTATCAGGATGCGGCCGGCACGATCATGCTGCCGAATCCGATTCCGCTGAACTCGCGCGGCGAGGTCTCGAATACGTCGGGTATCTCCTGTCAGCTCTTCCTCGCGGCCGGCGTGACGTATGTGTTCACGCAGTACGACGCGAACCTGAACCAGATCAATCAGGCATCGTGGGTAGGATCGAGCGCGATCCTGTCGACCGACTATTCGAGCGGCAACATCAACCGCGTGGTGTCATCGATCGCCGGCCTGCGCGCGCTCAACCATTTGAGCTATGCGACGGCATTCGTGACGGGCTACTACGGTGCGCACGACGGCGGCGGCGGCGCATACCAGTACGATGCGAGCGACACCACGAGCGCGGACAACGGCGGCACGATCATCGTCGCGAACGATGGTGGTCGATGGAAACTGCAGCTCATCACGCCGGTCTCCGTGAAACAGTTCGGTGCCTATGGTGATGGCACGCACGACGACACCACCGCGCTCAACGCATGCTTGTCGGGCATGGGCGTCGGTCAAACGATCATCTTTCCGTCGCTGACGTATTTGATCTCGGGCACGCTCAACGGGCAGAGCGGGCAGCAACTGCTTGCCGACAATGCGAATCAAGCAATCATCGAACGCACGACCGACTTCGGCGACACGCTCTATTTCGCGAGCGCCGGAGCGGCTCGGGTAAATGGGTTATGGTTCCAGCAAACGCCGTTCTATACCGCCGGCCAGACGAGTCTCACGAATCCGGTGACGTCTGGCGCGCATGTGCACATGGTCAACGCCCAAGAGGCGCGGATCGAAAACTGCTACATGTGGCGGATGAAGTACGGGATCATCCTCGACGGCTGCACGCTCACGACGGTCCGCAACAACTGGATTCAGGGCGTCTGGGACGAACAGAACGCGGGCTGCCAAGAGGGCATCGCGAACATCTGGCTGAACAACGCCGCGCGCAACTGCGAAATCATCAAAATCGTCGACAACTACCTGACGGGCGCGAAGTCTGCCGCGCGTCCGTTGACGTGGACATCCGGAGATGGTTCGACGACTGCGACCGTGACCGAGAACATCGGTTCGCAATACGGCATCCTGATCTATGGATGTGAGGACCTGCTCATCCACGAGAATTTCATCGGTGCCAACCAGGCATCCGGTATCCAGGGCAACCTCGTGAACGGGAGCGTCAACCTCGACTGGCGCATCTCGGAGAACTTCTTCGATGACGGCCCCACGCACGGCCAGTCGATCAACATCACATCGCCCTCGAATGTCTATGTGAACGGCGTCACGATCACGGGGAACGTCTTCAATGGAGAACTCGTCGGCTTCCAGGCGATCCAGGAATACAGCGCCGGCACGAGTGGCGCGAGCCCCGCGATGGTCAACTTCGCGATCACGGGCAATACGTTCCAGGCGCACATCGGCACGCCGATCAATATCTATGGCGCAGTCAACGGGGTGATCTCGGGCAACAACATCACCGGGTACAACTGCCGCGCCACATCGGCGGGCGCGGACTCGACCTACTGCGCTGCCGTGAACCTGGCTGGCTCGTCTCAGTACATTCACGTGCATGGCAACAACTGCGGCGGTGCAGTTGGCAGCGGCGGCCCGTTCGGCGCAAACACTCATCTGGCTATCGCGAACGGTGGCACGAATGCCGGCCTGAACTCGGTGCATGACAACCTGTTCATCGCCGGCGGCACGTCCGATAACCAGGTCGGCCCGAAGGAATACGAGCAGACCTTCCTGACCAGCACGACGAACTATCAGGCAACGTCGACGGATCGGATTTGCATCATGGCGATGGTGCGCACCGCCGCCTGGTCGTTCGGATTGCCGCTCAATCCGACGCCTGGACGCACGGTCACGCTGAAGGACGGTGCAGGGCAGGCGGGCACCTATGGCGTGCAGGTCGTTGGCGTAGTCGACGGCGTGACGAATCCCAACTACACGACTAACTATTTCTCAAAGACGTTCCAGTGGAACAACGTCTCAAGTCAATGGAACGTCATCTACAACTGACGCCGGGGAAGCGTATGAACAAACAAGCGATGGCGACTGCCGCAAACGTGGCGACCAGCGGAGCGGGCGTCCTCAATTCGGCATGGCTCTGGTTTATCGCTGATCCGGCCGCGCACACCCTCTCGATTTTGACAGGCGCGCTGGTCGTCTCGCAGCTGTACTGGGGATGGATGAAATTCCTGAAGGGAGTCGCGTGATGAAAATCAGCCTGGTCGATGACTGGAAGCAGGCATGGAAATGGAGCGAGATGCGCATCATGCTGCTGCTGAGCGCGCTGCTCGCCGCGGCGCCGCATCTTGCGCAGATGCTGGCCGACAACTGGCCGAGCATCTATCCGTACGTGCAGACGTACTTCCCGAGCATCCCGCAGACGTTCTGGCCGGCGGCCGGCGTCGTGCTCGCGATGGTCGCGCGGGTGATCGAGATCGGTGCGAAGGGAGGGGGCGATGGGGCTCAGTGATCTCGTCCGTGCGATCTTCTCGCTGTTCCGGCGCGTGCCGGCCGCTGCACCACTTCCGGCCGCTCCTGATACGGGTTTCGCGGCCGGTGGTGCGGAAATCGTTCCAGCTGTTCCGCAAAACGTTCCAGTCGCGCCGACTGCCGCGCCGACGCCAGCCGTCGACCCGATGGTTTCGGTTCCTGTAGCGCATGAGCCCGACTGGCTCGTGCTCTGTCGCCCGCTCACGGAAGCATCGGAATCGTGCCCCCTGAAAGCGTACCCGGATCCGGCTAGCGGAGGCGCACCGTGGACGATCGGATGGGGCGCTACGGGCGCTGGAATCGTCGAAGGCACCGTATGGACACAGGAGCATGCCGACAGCCGCCTGACGCTCGATTTAAACGTCCGGGCGGACATCGTCGATCGACTCGTGAGAGTCGTCCTCACGCCGGCGCAGAAGGCCGCGCTCGTCGATTTCGTTTACAACGTCGGCGAGGAGAATTTCGCGGGATCGACGCTGCTGAAGCGGTTGAACGCGGGTGACTATCAAGCCGCGGCGGACGAGTTCCCGAAGTGGAATTTGGCGCATGGGAAAGTCATGCTGGGCCTCGTCACGCGCCGCGCGCGCGAGCGCAGCCTCTTCCTTACCGGCAAATGGAGCGCAGCATGACGCAGGTTGTTCGTGACCATCCGATCGCCGTGGCGATGACCCAGAACCGACATGCCGAGCAGTTCTATGAGGCTGAGCGCGAGCGCGTCGAGCGCGAATACATGCGTGCCGAAGACGCGCGCTTCGGACGGAAACGGAAGCGGCCGCCGGCCCGGATCGAGCAGCGCCTGGCGCGCAAGCAGCAGGAGCGGAACCGGAAGAAGATGGGGAGCACGTCATGACGCTGATCGTTTCTTTTCTCGTCGCGCACCTCGGCGCGATCCTTGGCGCGCTGGTCGGCGCCGGCGGCGTGCTGTTCGGCATGTTCCGCCATCAGCAGGCGAAGACGGCCACGGCCAAGGCAGCGGCGAGCGTCGCTCAGGCCCAGGCTACTGTCGACGCCGGGAACGCCGCGGCGGCGCAGGTCGGCCAGCAGGCAGCGGCAGCGGCGGCCGACGCGCAGCAGCAGGCGGCGGCCACGCCGGATTCCGACCTCGACGCGCGGCTCGCCGGCATCGGCGCGCTACGGAAGGACTGACCATGCGCACGATGATCGCCGCGGCCGCGCTGCTCTCCGGCTGCCAGACCTGTCCGCCGGCGCCCGCGCCGCGCGTCGTCGACACCGGTTGCTCGTGGGTGATGCCGCTGATAGCATCGGCACAGGACACGCCCGAGACGAAGCGCGAGATTCTCGCCTACGAGCTCGCTCGGCAGAAGAACTGCGGAGGAAATGGCAAGTAAACGGGTGTGCCCGGAATGTGCCCTGAATGCCCGCGAAATGGCTAAAATGGGCGCGAAAGCGTAGCCGATATGAGGGTGGCTATCGCTTCGGATCGTTGTACAGCAACGCTTTCGCTTCCATCGTCTTTCAAACTACCGTTCTTCTAAGCCGTAGGCCGCAGGTTCGAATCCTGCAGGGCGGGCCACCCGAATTCCTTATGCAGCAACGCTTTGCGCCGCTTCCGACAGCGGCGTTTTTTCTTCTTGCTCGACCGACTGCGCCCAAAATGTGACCGTCCCAGCGTGCTGCGCCAGATGGCTCGGTGCGAGGTGTGCGTACTTCTGCACCATCGCAACGGTCTCCCAGCCGCCCAGTTCCTTCAGCACCATCAGAGGCGTGCCACGCTGCACGTGCCAGCTCGCCCAGGTGTGCCGAAGGTCGTGCCAGTTGAAGTCGACCATCCCGGCTGCCTTACATGCCTGCGCGAAGTCCCGCTTGTCGATCTGCCCGATCAGCTTCGGAGGCCCGTCGCCGCGCGTGTATCCGCGTGTGAAGACGAGATCCGTCGCTGTACTGGCACGGCGCGCGAGCACGCTCATCGCGTCCTCGTTCAGTGGCACCGAGCGCGCGCGCTTCGACTTCGCTCCCTCGTGCGTGATCCACGCGTTGCACTGCGCGAGATCGAGCTGCGAGACGCGTAGGCCGAATAGCTCAGATTCGCGCATCCCGGTCGCCACGGCCACGATCGCGGCGTCGCGCATCCATGGCAGACGCAACGCGTTGATCATCGCCATGATGACCGCCGGCGACTCCCAGCGTACTCGCACGTCGGGCTCCTCAAACCGCTGCAGCTTCGGCACGCGATCGATCCATCCCCATTCCTGACACAGATTCAGCATGCGCCGGATAGTATTGACGTATCGGTTCCGCGTGCCGGGCTCCAGTGGCCGCGCCGGCTTTCCTTTGATTAGGCGATGCGTTGGTAGCGCATCGAAGATCTCGTCGGCCGTGATTGCTCGGATCGAGCGCCCCGCGAATCGCTCGCCCCAGTAGGTGACGTGGCGGAGCTTCCCGGCATAGTCACGCTGGCCCTCACATAGCTTCAGGAATCGCATTGCCGCCTCCTCGAAAATTCGATCGGGCGTCTCTCCGAGCTTGTCCTGGCGCCACAAGTCGGCCTTCAACCGGTCGTGATATTCCTGCGCTTCCCTTCGGTCCTTTGTTTCAGTAGAGCGGCGAATTCTTTCGCCGCTTGGCGTGCGGAGGTCGATAAACCAGACCCCGGAGCCTTTACGTCTGCGGATTGACATCCATTTTCTCCACCGACCCGCAGCGATAGCCGGGTCAGATTGTTGCGCTTTTCCGATAGACCAGCAAGCCGGGAAGGCCAGACTCGCCAGACCCGCGAGCCTGGCAACCGGAAACCAATTTGGTGACGCATCGCGAAAACGGTGCTGTAGGACAGCTGCATTCGTTCCGCTACTTGCTGGAGGGTGAGGGCGGTTTCGGATTCGTCGCTCATGGCTTGCTCCGGTGGAGGGCGTAGAGCGGGACGCTGTGCTCGTCAGGATTGCCGACTGCAACTGAATACGCGTGAGCGAACGTTTCATTCGTTTTGAAGCGCTCCAAATCACTCGGGAACATGTGTGCAGCCGGCTCCCCGCAAACCTTCTCCAGCCACGCCTCTTCGAGCGCCGCATACAGCTTCACGAACGACTCGGACGACAGCTTGTCCCGGTCGTTGTTCTCCTTCAACGTCTTGCGGACGATCTTGAGGATCTGGTCGCGCGAAAGGATCGGTTCAGTCATTGGCCTTCTCCTGCGCGGGCGTCTACTCGGATCGCGAATACCTCGACGGGATCGGGTCCGAAGTGCGGATGCGTGATCGTGCGCGTGACGAAGCCGCGCCATGGCATTTCGATTCGCCGGGACGTGTCGCTCGTCTTCGGGTAGCCCCTCGTCAGCACGATCCGGTCGTATGTCCGGTTGAGCAGCCGCTTTTGCCAGAACGGCGTGACGAGCCGGAATTCCTCGTTCTTCGTGCCGGCGACGATCTGGTCGAAGTAGATGCCCTTCAATGCGAGCGTTAGCGTACGCATCACGCACCTCCTGCGCGGGCGGCAATCGTCAGCGCATGCGTCGTGCTCTGAATGCCAACACATGCGAAGAAGTGGGCCGCGTCCACGATGTCAGCATCGCGCACCGGCTTGCGCCCGAATTCAATGGACGACAGCTCTGCGGGGCCGCGCCCAAGGTGCTGCGCCATGTCCATCAGCGTCGTGCCGGCGACTATCCGCAGCGCGCGCACAAGCATCCCGTATGGCGTTAGCGGGTTCGTGAGGCTCGGCCGTTCGTCCGTCACCTCGGCGCGCGGCTCCGGCTGCTGAGCGGCGAGGAGGGCGCGGAGCGCTTCGGCAAAGGATGCAGCCGGCCGAGCTTCGGCCTGTTCGATCGCCCACTGGAGCGCCATTCGTTGAACACCGGTCAGCGTCTTATTCATGCTTGTCTCCATCGAGGAAGAGCTCGCGGAGATCGTCAGCGATGCTGTTCAAGCCATTGGCTGCCGCGAGATCCGCTGCAACAGCACATGCCGCCCGCTGGCCGTCCGTCAGCCCCTGCCGAGTGGCGACCTGCGCGGGCGGGGCGGTGTAGAGCGGAACACGCGTCTTGCGAGGTTCGCGATACAGCACGACTTGGCATTGCTGCGAATAGGTTCGCAGCGCTTCAAGATCGCGAGGCAGGATATGCGCCACCGCCTCTTGCCCCGCTGCCGCTGCGGGCTGCGATGCTGCCGCGCCGGCTGGAAGCAGCCCCGACAGCTTCACGATGTCGACTACCATTTCGACGCAATCGACCGGCAAGCAGATTCCATGCGCGTCACAGATCGAAACAACGTCGTCGTAATCGAACGACGCCCGCTCGTCTGCCGTAGGATGTCCGGGTTGCTCGCCGCATTCGATACATACGTGGTCGGAGCGCACGTAGTCATGCGCGCAGTCTGCCGGAGCTGCCGCTGTATCTCCGGAGGGAGGCTGCGGGGCGTTGACGAGAGCCAGTGCGGCTTGGAAAAATGCTTCCCGGTCTTCTTCCTCAAACCCGTGCAGGTAGAACCCGTAGTCGTCGAAGTGCTTCTCGATACTGGATTCGTCGTGCGCGCATGGTTCCTGAACAAAACCCAGCGGAGCGACGCGCGTCAGCGTCGTGTCGCTCTTGAAGCGCTCGTAATACTCTCGCGGCACATCAAGCCAGCCGCCGTCCTCGGTCAGGATCTGATACCGAACGGGAGCCGGCGCTGCATCGATCATGGCCTGATAGTCGGAGCGCACTTCGGCGCGCACGAGCGCATCTCCGTAAAATTCGGAGTCGCCCTTTGCGATGCCGGCAGTGATCATCTCGTCGGTCGGCTCGATCGGCACCAGCTTCCACCCCTCAGGCACCGCTCCCGCCACCTCAGTGCGAGGGGCGCGGACGCTCCACAGTTCATTCGCTCGCTTTCTTGCGAACGCGGCTGAACCTTCGATGATCCGCTTGGAGTCAGGGTCAGTCAGCCAATTAGCTGCGTCCTCAAGTGACGCAGCAGCATTCATGACAGCAGAAAACCATGCTGCGCGCTCATCCGCCCCATTGCCCGTGCCTTCGAGCGGGGCGGATGGTGCGGGTTGCGCTGCCGAACATGCTTGGTCGAGGCGTCCCGAGTAGTACCAAAGCCAAGCGGCTGCCGACCCATCGTGACAGTAATCGCCTCCCGTTTCTTCGCGAGACAGATTGAATCCGCCAACCCTTGCTTTTCTCTCGAAGTCTCCGCCCCAATCGGCCGTCACCTCGGTCGGCGCTGCTTCGTGCTGCTCGACAGCCGCGAGGGCTTTTTCCAAGCGCTTTTTGTGCGCGGTCAGCGACCGCACAACCGGTACCTTGTCGAGAAAATTTCCCGGTGCGCGTTCGGCAATCAGGTCCAGTTGTCGGCCGATCGTGTCGATCGTGAGCGTCACGGCTTCGGTCAGCGCATCAGCGCGGCTCTTGTCGGTAGTGAGCCGCTCGCGCAGCAGATCGATCCAGTTCTCGACGCTTTCCGTCTCGCCGTGTTTCAGGCAATACAGCGCCTTCTCGATCACTTCGGCGTTGGTTTCAGGGTAGGCGGTGGTCATGGTGTGGTCCTCATGCGAAGTCGATCGCGCTCTGCTCGGCGTGGTTCGGCGTGGAAGGAAAAAGCGATTCCTGGCGCTGCGCATCCTCGATGCGGCGGCAGGCGATTTCGAAATACTTCGGCTCGATTTCGATGCCCGTGAACTTTCGACCCGCACGAATCGCGGCGACCCCCGTCGTTCCCGATCCCATGAACGGATCGAGCACCATGTCGCCGTCTTCGCTCCAGAAGCGCATGAGCCAGTCGAAATGCTCGAGCGCGCGGCTGCACGGATGACCGTTTGCCTTGCGGCCGCGCGGCTGAACCTTCGGCGACATGCCGGGAATGAGGTGGCAGCCAGGCCCGCTGGCGATTGGCTCGCCGAAACCGTAGGCAATCTCATTCCCGCCGAGCTTGCGACCGATGTAGCCGGGCATCACGTATTGCAAGATCTGCGCAACGAAGAACGGCATCAGCGGCGTGACGGCCGTCAGGAACCGCGGGTCGCTATCTGACCGCATCACGATCACCATGCGCTTCGGCAATCGCATCGCCCCGATGGCTTCTTCGAGCAGCTCGTACGGGCGGTCATAACCCTGAAGAAGGCCGGCAGGCACGTTCGGCCACACCGGGTCCGTGATCACGACGTCGGAGCGCGGCAGCGTTTCGAGCACGTCGCGGCAGTCCCCGAGATAGAGCGTCGCGTCGCCGATCTGTACCTTCTCGCTCATCGTCATCCTCAATCAGTAGAACAGCCGCATCGGTTGGGCGCTCGGCTCGCATCAGGCAGCGTTTAGCATGAAAGCGCCGGGAGTCGAGTCGGTGCTATGACGGGGCCCGGCCGTCATCCGAGCGCCCACCGATGCAGCCGGGGTGCCGCGCGTGGGGACGCGCGGCGCGTGGGTCATTGTTCGGTGGGTTCTGCGGCCGGCTCGACGCTGCGCGATCGTTTCGTCGTGATCGTTGCGTCACTCTTCACGACGCCGCGCGCGAGATCAGTACCGGCGAATGGATCTTCGGGCGGCGCATCGCTGGCGGCGGTCGGCGTGTCGTCCTCGGCATTCTGTCGCGCGTCGCCATCTCCAGCATCGGCACCGTCGTCGTCGTCGCCTTCGTCCTGCGACTGTTCCGCGCCCATCGGCAAGCTCGCCTGGTCGCCGCTGTCGGGCGGCATGATCGACACAGGCACGTCCGTCTGCAGCAGCTCGTCGATCTTCCCTTTCTCGTGCGCGGTCGGGTGCACGATCGCCTTGCACTTGACGAGCGTGATGCCGAGATCCTTCGGGAGAACCTGGAACGCGCTGATCTTCGCTTCATCAAGCACGATGTGCGATCGGTCGGTGTTGCCCGTGTGCAGCGTCAGCAGCCAGCCGGTGAGGTCGCCCGGGATGTCGATCCACTGCTGCCACCACGGGAACCGCAGTTGCGAGACGCCATCGGCCACGTTCGACGTGTCGATCTTCGACTGCTGAGTCTTCGGGTCGACGCTCGGCCCGGCCGCCTTGCGGTAGAACGCGTCGCGCAGGCCGTTGCTGTCGAGCGCGTCGAGGACCGTGTTGGTCATCGCGAACTCGAAGATGATCGAATGCGCGGGTCGCTTTTTCTTCTTCCCGTGCTTCTCCATGATGGGCGTCACGGAAGTGATCTTCGCCATCGCTCGTTCGATTTCGATGTACATGTGTGTGCTCCGGGTGGTTGGCGGGTTACTGCTTCTGCGGCGCGACGCGCCCGGCCCAGTGCCGGATGCGCTTCTCGACGTACTCGGGGACTGCGCAGATCTGGCCGCCGTCGAACGCCGCGAAGACCGGCTTCAGCAGCTCTCGGTCGATCGGGCAGCTGACGACGTCGTGCCGGATCGCGGCGACTAGGCGGTGGAGGTCGTTGCTGGTGATCATGCGGCCCTCTCTTGCAGTCGTTTGATCATGGCGTTCACCTCGGCCTCGAACTGCAATAGGCCGGGCAGCAGCACGCCGTCGATGTACGCGTCGTCGCGCGGAACGATCTGGGTGTAAAGGCTGTACGGCTCGGGCACGCGCGGGTCGTACGACGCGAACAGCCACCAGCGCCGGCCGGTGACAAGCATGCCGCCCTGCACCTGGTCGACGTGATCGTCCGGCATGCCGTTCAGCAGCGTGTTGATGTGCACGGCCTCGTCCATCGGGCACTTCGATTCGTAGCCGCCGTCGTCGCCAATCAGGCCGTCGGGCGACGCACCGAGGAACTCGTAACGCGGGTGCGTGAAGAAGCCGCCGGGCGCGATGATGTAGCCGGTCGCGAGCTCAGCCTGTTCGCGGCCGAACGGCTCGATTTCCTCACCCCATTTCGTCGCGCGACCGCCTACTTGGTGCGTCGACGTCGCGGCGAGCCGCTCGAACACGATCTCGTGCATATACTTGTCGCGCTCTGCCTTTGGCTTTCCGGCCTTCGTGAGGCTGACTACGTCCGCGAAGCGGCTCGCCGTGATCCGGCCGGCGCGCGCTGCGAACCAGGCGTCGGTGCGCTGGTCGATGGCGTTATTCATCGTCGCCACCCGGCTCGCGCCGGCCGGTGCCGTCGTCCTGCGGCGCACCATCGTCTTGCTGCTGCGCGGTCGGCGCGCCAGCAATCGCCGCAATGCGGTCGCGCTCGCGCAGGCCGATCGCGGAACGGTCTTCCTTCGAGAGCTTCGTCCACTCTTCCTTGAACGGCTCGAAACCGAGGTCGCGCGCGACACCTTCGAGGCGCTTGATGATCTGCTCGTGCGCCGGCGTGCGCGCGGGGCGCGCGCTATCGGCTGCGCTGCTGGCGATCTGCGCCGGCGTCGCGCGCGGCGTGATGTCGTGCTCGACCGGCTCGATGTCCATTACTTCCTCGGCGACCGCGATACCCTTCAGCACGTCGGCGAAGTTGTCGCGCAGCGCGAACGCGCGCGCGCGCATCTTCTTCATGCGCTGCGGGTACTGCGCCCACGGGCCTTGTTTCCCGATCAGGCCAGCCTTCTTCGCATCTTCGTCGCTGAAGCTCTGGACGTCCTCGGGCTTACCGCGGCGCTTGACCTTGATGAAGGCCGTGCCGTTTTCCTCCCACTCCTGTACGTACTCGCAGACAGGCGAGGCGAGCACGAGCGCGAGCAGGGCGTCGCCCCAGAGCGACGGACGGCCGTTGATCACGGCGATGTTCTGCATGGCCTGCATCGGCTTCAGGCCGAGTTCCATGCCCCACTGGATCGCAACGAGCACGTTCCCGGGCTTGCCGATGAAGTCCTTCGGCACGATGCTTGAATCGGCGAGGATGTTCGCCAGCTGCATCGCCTGCTCGAGCGAGCGCGGCGACAGGTCGAACGCGCCGGGCGCGGTGTCTTGGTTGGTGGTGATGACGTCGGACATTGCATTTTCTCCATGTGCGCGAGACTCGGCCGCGCGGGGTGGTGGTTCAGGCTGCTACAGGTGAGGTTTTGACAGGAAGTTCGACGTCGTAGATGGACAGCCAGTAGAGGACCGTCGACTGCTCGACGTTGTAGTGCGCAGCGAGCGTCGCGACGATCGCGTCGAGCCCCGGGCCTTGGACGAGGAAGTCCTCGCGATCGCGTTGCTGCTGTTCGCGCGCGGCAGCCGCTTCACGCTCACGCGCCTCGCGTGCGGCCGCTTCTTCACGTTCCCGCTGCTCGCGCTCGGCGCGGTCAAGTTCCGCCTGCCGGCGCGCCATTTCCGCGCGCTCCGCGTCGATCTGGCGCTGCTGCTCTTCGAGTACTGCGCGACGCTCGGCATCCTCGCGCTCTTGCTGCGCCCGGCGCGCCGCTTCCTCGGCCTCGCGGCGTTCGCGATCGACGCGTTCCTGCTCGGCGCGCGCTGCAGCTTCTTCGCGCTCGCGCGCGGACCGCGCTTCGGCTTCGATGCGTTCGCGTTCTGCACGCTCGGCCTCGTCGCGCTGGCGCTGGGCTTCCAGCTCGGCGCGCTCGCGCTCGATCGCCTCGTGTTCGGCAGCGAGACGATCGGCTTCGGCTTCTTGCGCAACGGCCGCCGCGTGCAGTTCCCACAGCTTCTCCAGCGTCGTGCCGCGCGTCATTTCGGCTTCGCCGGTAAGCTCGGCAAAGTGCTCAACGTCGATCGGGAGCGCCATGATCAGCTGGATCTCGGCGTGGATATAGGACGCCGGCCGGCCAGCAACCTTCGAAACGACCGTCCGGATCTCGTCGATGCGCGCGCGGATCGCGGCGATGCGCCGCTGCTCGGCTTCGAGCTTCGCGCGCTTCTCGGCCTCGCGCGCCTCGTCCCAGACGTCGCGCATGCCGATCAGGCGCGTTTCTTCTGGCTCGATCAGCGCGACGAGGCGATCTTCCTCGGCGATCACAGCCTTCGAGAACTTCGTCGCGTCGTCGCGCGCATCCTTGCCGACCTTACGGATTGACGTGCGTGCGGTGCGCAGCAGCATCGCTGCGGCGTGGCACTGGTCGCGGCCGGCCGCATTCTTGATCTCGACGATGTCGTTCGATTTCGCGACCAGCGCGAGCATTTCCTTCTCGCGCTCGCTGGTGCCGAGCGCAACGGCGGCGCGCTCAACGACGGTCAGTTCGGTGGTAGTGGTCATCAGGTCCTCACGTGGATAGGGGCGACGGCCGGGCCGTCCTGGTTGAGAAGGGCGAGCGCGATCGTGCACAGGGCAGCGATTAGCATTGCGACGAGAAAGGCGGCGAACGGGCTGCGCGCGTGTAAGCGCTCGAGGAATCGCTCGAAGCGGTCGATCAGCGCGCCGATGAAGAGGACGAGCGTCACGCGGCACCTCCCGCGCGCAGCGCGACGAGCAGGTACCAAGCGGCGCCGACCAGCGCGAACAGGCAGAAGGCAGCGATGCGGGCTACGGTTCCGTGCACGCGCCCGCACGCGCGGTAGAGGTCGTTGTCGTTGGCGGCGCGCATCACAGATCCTCGCCGCAGACGCGGAAGTGCCGCACCGGCTCCGGCGCAGCCTTGCGGCCGGCCTTGATCAGGGC